TCGAAACTGAGGGCGGTTCGGGCGGAGGCGGCGGGGGAGGCGGTAACGGTAGCGGCAAGGGCAGCGAGCCCGACGACAAGGATAAGGAAATCTCGCGGCTCAACCGCGAGGCGCAAGGCCTCCGCTCGAAGCTCCGCGAGACGGAATCGAAACTAGAGGACGCCGAGGGCAAGCTAACCAAGGCCGCAGAGGACGCCAAAAAGGCCTCAGACGACGCTAGGGCGGCCGGGATGGCCGAGGGCAAGAAAGAGTCGGAAAAGGAACACGCGGCGGCTCTAGCGTCCGCAGAGGTCCGAGCACGCGCCGCCCGCCACCTAGCCGATCCGGAGGACGCGCCGAAGTTCCTTGACCTCGACGCGCTCGTCGATAACGGCAAGGTCAACGGCGAAAAGGTCGACAAGGCGTTAGCTGAGCTTGTCGAGAAAAAGCCTTACCTCGCGATCAAAGCGGCAGGTCAAAGCGGGAGCGGCGACGGAGGCGGGCAAACCAACCGCGGAAATGGCGACGGAGGCGCGCGCCATTCTGCGCCGCAGTCGGGCGATGCGAAAATGGATTCCTTGATTCGAGGGCAAATAAAGCGCTAACCTTTCGGGCGCGGTCGACCTTGACGGCGACCGGCCAGCCGAAAGGCAGGCCTCCCCTGGTGGGAAACTCGCCGGGCCGGGTGCGGGCGAGCGGTTTTTACTCGCAATTGTGCCAGCCGAGGGAGGCTAAATGGCTAGTGATTTCGGGCCGCTCATTCCCATTGAAATGAGCCGAGAGATATTGCAATCAACCGTCGCGCAGTCGGCCGCGTTGAGTCTCGCTCGAACGCAGCGAATGACGACGGCGCAAATGGATATTCCCGTTCTGGCGTCGTTGCCGCAAGCGCGGTTCCTGTCGGCGGTCGGCGCGGTAAAGCCGCAGACGGAAATCCGCTGGTCGTCAGAAATGATTCACGTCGAGGAAGTAGCGGCGACAATTGCCGTCCCGCGTGCCTATATCGACGACTCGGCGTTCCCGCTTTGGGGCGAGATTCGACCTCGGCTAGCCGAGGCTATGTCGAAAGCCGTCGACGACGCCATTATCAGCGGACTAGGCGCGCCCGCCTCGTTCCCGACCGGAGGCGTTATCGCGGCCGGTAACCCGCCTATTCAAGCCGTCGCCTCGCCAGGTAATCCCGATTTCGTGGGCGCAATTTCGGCCGGAATGCAACGGATCGAGAATTCAGGCCTCGACGTAAGCGGGTTTGCGGCACGTACTAGCGTCCGCGGCCAATTCCGGAACCTACGCTCGACGACCGGCGAATGGCTGATTTGGCAACCGGCGTCCGCGAACGGACCGGCCAGCCTTTACGGCGAACCGCTCGTGTTCACGAAGCTAGGTTTCGCTTCGGGCGTTCCCGACCTAATCGTCGGCGACTGGCAAATGCTCGTTATTGGCCTGCGCGAGGATATGCGGTTCGAGCTTTCCGAGCACGGCGTTTTGACCGATCCTGTTTCGCGCGAGGTCGTAATATCCGCGTTCGAACAAGATATGGTGCTAATGCGCGTTTGGATGCGGTTAGGCGCGGTAATCGGAATTCCGTTCGGCAATAAGCCCGATGGTTCGCAAGGCCTGGGGACGCCCTTCGCTAATGTGCGCGTTCCGACCGGGACGTTCGAGGACGCGGCCGAAGCGGCGAGCGCTCCGAAAGCCAAGTAGGTCTGCCCGGGCAGACAGAATTTAGGGAGGCGTTGTGTCGATAATGCTAGAGCGAGCAAGCGCGCCGGAGGCGTTAGCGTCAATTGCCGATGTCGAAACTCTGGCGGGCGCAATTGGTATAGACGATTACCCGCGCGTGCAACGCTTAGTCGAATGGGCCAGCGCGGCCGTCCGTCGCTATTGCCGACAAACCCTCTCGCTCGTTGTCGAGCATGAAATTATTATCCCGTCGACCGGGACCATTGTGCTAACGCTACCGGAACGGCCGGTTATCGAGGTCGAAAGCGTAAGCGTGCAATTGGGCCCGGTCGATTGGGACGAAATCGTGCCCATAACCGCAACACTCGGCGGTTGGGCGTCGACCGGCCGGTTCACTTGGGATTCGTTCGGACGCCTCACGCGCCTCGACGGCTTACGGTGGGGGTCGAAGTTCGACCCGGTAGCCGTCGTCTATACGCACGGCTACGAGCCGATCCCGGGCGATATCGTCGGTTTGGTGGCAGGTAAGGTCGCTAGCTATTTGGGCGGCTCAGAATCGAACCCAAGCGGTCTAAAAAGCCTCCAAACGGGTGCAATGAGCGAGACATACGCCAACGCGGCCGGTACGGCGTCGAGCTTGGGCCCGGGCGTGTTGACCGAGGCAGAAAAGGAAATCCTCCGCGATGGCGGTTACCGCCTCAGCGCGACGAGCATACAAATGGGGACCCAATGAGCGTTAGTTTGCGACCGCTGCGCGGACCGGGCGGCATTCGGATTATGTACCCGATAGGCGTCCGCCCGGGCGAACCGCCCGAACCGCCAGAGCCCGAGCCGCCCGTTCTCGATAGCGTCGACCCTGATTCGATTTCGGTTCTCAACCTGCCGCAGCCGTTCGCCTTGTACGGCTCTAATTTGGCCGGGGTAACGCAGGTCACCTGGCGGCGGATAACGAGCGGCGACGAAGCCGACCTGTCGTTTATGATTACCGACGATACGGAAATTCAGGGCGTAACCGGGGGAGCATTACCGACAGGCGCGGGCGCGGGCGTCGATTTCACGGCGTACAACGCCGATGGGCCGAGCAATACGGTTCGGGCCATATTGAGCGCAGAGGACCCGGAACCGCCAGAGGAACCGGAAATTCCCGAGGAACCGCCTATCGAGCCCGAGGACCCCGAACCGGAGCCCGACGAGTAAATGCCTGCCAGCCCGCGCGCGTTCAATCGAACCGTTACCGTCGAGCATTACGAGCCGAGCCCGAGCGAGGTCGACGGTTTCGGTAATCCTGTCCTAGTCCTGGTGAATAGCGAGCAGGTGCGGGCCAATATTCAACCGCAATGGACGCGCGAGGTTTCAGGTAACCAAATGGTCGAAATGGCCTCGTTCAATATGTTGTTCCCCGCAGGCCAGAAAATCGGGCCGTGGGACCGGGTTCTTTACGAGGATAAAGCGCTCGAACTGTTCGGAGGCGGACGGCAGTTCTACGATTTCGACGGCAACGCGCACCATACCGAAGCGGTCGGGCGAGAGGTTATTTAGTGGCGTCGCTAAAGGATTGGACAGTCGACGAGGCAGGGCTAATGGCCGCGCTCCGCAGCGATGGCGTGACGAAATTGATCGCAGAGACGGCGCAGGCTGGCGTCGAGGTCGCGCGCTCGCTAGCTCCGGTTTGGTCGGGCGATTATCGCGATTCGTTCGGCGTAATACCCATGCAAGTAATCGACGGCCGAATTGTGGGCGGGTTCGGGTCGTCGAGCTGGCATTGGCATTTCGTCGAGTACGGCGCGCCTCATACCCCGGCCAGCGCGGTACTGCGGAACGCCGCGCTAGCGGTCATCGGCGGTACAAGTGTGGAAATCCTTTGATGACGGCGACCGAAACTTACCGCGGCGACCTGCCGGTTATGCTCGACGTTTCCCGCCTGGTGGTCGATTTCCTGCGCGCGCAGCCCGAACTTTCCATGCTCGACGGTCGTATTTATACGATCCTGCCCGCGCAGCCGACATGGCCCGCGATGCGTTGCACGCGCTGGGGCGGTTATCCGGCCATAAACCGGCCGCTACTGCTCGACGCGTCGTGGGCTCAGGTCGACTTATGGGGCGAGCAGGCGGGCAAATTCGCCGTTGCCGAGATCGCGAACGTCGCCCGGGCGTTGATTACTTACCGCCTCGTCGCGCAGACGAACAAGCTCGGGATTTCGGCGGTTGGGTTCGGAATGATGCACGACGCGCCGGATCAGACTTACCATCCCGCGCGGCCGCATTACCGGTTCGATATAAACGTTTTCATCAAAGCCCCTCGGCGTAGCGTTCCTGCGTCGGGACAAAATCTCGATACCGGGGGTCCCGGTTCGAGCCGTCAAATAGAAAGGGTGGTCCCCTAATGACAATGGTTGGTGGTTTAGAGGCGAGTGAGGTCGTCGTCGCGGGCGTGCAACATATTTCGGTTGCGCCGCCAGGTTCCGAGGTTCCGGACGAAATAGACGACGATTTAGGTTCGGCATGGTACGACCTCGGCTATACGACCGAGGACGGGATCGCGTTGTCCTTCGGTAAGGACACTGACACGGTTATGTCGTCGCAAACGCTCGACCCGCTGCGTATGTTGGTCACCGCGGCACCTAAGACAATTACCGCCTCGCTGCGCCAATTGAACCGTGAAACCCTAAAGCTCGCGCTCGGAGGCGGCGAGGTTAGCGGCGATAGCAAATGGAAGTTCACGCCTGCGCCGGCGTCCTTTATCGATATTCGCATGGTGGCAATCGAAGCGGAGGACGGCTCGAAGCGTTACCGCTTTATTTATTACCGGGCGATGGTTTCCGAGGCGGTCGAATTCTCGTTCGTGAATACCGCGGGCGTCGTGTTGCCGTTGACGTTCTCAGTTCTCGCCAATGAGCCCTACACGTTCGAATTGCAAGCGGACGAAGGCGACGAGGACGGCGCGGCGGCGTCAAACCCTAGCCTGGCTAGCGTAACGCCTAATACGGGCGAGCAGGGCGACGAGGTCGCGCTAGCCGGTACGAATTTTGTCGCCGGAATGACCGTAACCTTTGGTGCAACCGCGGCAACGAACGTCGCCGTTACCAGTCCGACCGCGGCGACGTGCGACGTTCCGGCTGGCGCGGGCGCGGTGACGGTTACCGTTACCGTTACCGGAAAGCCGCCTGCGACGCGGCCTAACGCCTTTACTTATACGGCGTAATGGCCCCGACCCCGGTTTTAGTCTCCGTTTGGACGAACGGAGACGGTAGCACCACGCGCAAACCGATATTCAAATCCGATTTCGTCAAGTTCGAGCGCAAATTCGACCGCTCGTTCAAGTCGGATTCTCTCGGCGACGGCTTTATGATTAGCTACGTCGTGCATCACGCGGGCAAATGGCCGACCAGCGACGAGGAATTCGACGCGTGGATTGATAGCGGCAAGCTCGAAATCCTCGAACTAGCGGATACGGACCTAACCGCAAATTTTACCGAGGAACATACGGAGCCGAGCTAGTGGCAGAGGCGGCGTCCGCCTTACATTTGCCGCCAGCCGCGTTACTCGAAACCGATACGGAGGTTTTAGAGTACCTCTGGCCAATAGCCGAGCGCGCCAGGCGCGAGGATATTTGGTCGCGGGAAATGCTGGCCGTTATTGCCGAACTAGTTCACGCCGTCTGGCGCGTGCTCGTAATGGCCTACGCCAAGAAAGGTACGCCGCCACCTAAAGCGCTCCGCATCCCGCGACCGTGGCAACCGGACGGGCCAACCGATAGCCGACCTCGGCTTAGCTGGGGCGACCTATTGAAAATGATCGGAAAACGTCGTGGCTGAAAACGTCGCCGCTAAAGGCCTAATTCAACTAGCCGTCGACACGTCGAAAGCGCTCGGCGACGTAAAGGGCATGGGCCCGAAAATGTCGCCCGAGTTTTCGCAAATGGGCGGCGTGTTCGGCGGCAAGCTCGGGAATGCGCTGCAATCCGGTTACAACAAAATCATTGACAAGCTCCCGCAAGGAACCGCGGGCAAGATTGGGCTCGGCGTCGCCGCTGGCGCGGCCGTCGTCGGCGTCGAGCTATTCAAGCTCGGCGGGGAGTTTGACAAAACCTATAAGTCGATTCAGAAAACGACGGGCGCGACGGGCAAGGAACTAGACGCCCTCAAAGATTCGTTCAAAAACGTAGCGAAGCAAACCGGCGCAAGCTTCGAGGACATTAGCTCGGCGGTATCTCAGGTGTCGCAGCGGACCGGGGCGACCGGCGCGGACTTAGAAAACCTCTCGCTGCAAATGCTACGCCTGTCCTCGGTTACCGGGACCGACCTCAACGCCAATATCGAAAAGGCGACCGGCCTGTTCAATGGCTGGAAAATCGAGACGGCAGACATGCCGAAATACCTCGACAAGTTGTATGCGGCTAGCTCGAAAAGCGGTATCGGCGTTGACCAATTGATGGCCGCGGCCGAGAAATCCGGGCCGATTATGCGGCAGTTCAATTTCAGTTTCGACGAGTCCATCGCCCTGTTGGCGACCTTCGATAAGGCGGGGTTGAACACGTCGACGGCTACCGCCGCGCTAAATGCCGCCTTGAAAAATCAGCAAAAAATGGTCGAACAACAGGGCAAAGCGGTCGACAAGGCGGCGAAGCAATACGACAAGCTCGCCACGGCGTACGAGGCGAAACCAAGTCCCCAGGCCAAAAAGGCAATGGAGGACGCGCTAAAGGACTTCGACTCGCTAAACGACGCGTTCAAGCAAATGCAGGACGAAAGCCCGGCCGAATTCCTGGCCCGCACGGTCGACGCCATAAAGAACACAGGAGACGCGGCCGACGCCAACCGGACGGCGATATCGGTATTCGGCGGCAAGGCGGGCCCTCAATTGGCCGAGGCGATTCGCGCTGGCACAATTTCAATGGAAGAACTAGTTCAAGCGATGGGGGACGCCGACGGCGCGCTAAAGAGTACGGCGGGCGAAACGGCGACCTTCGAAGGCAAAATGAACAAGTTCAAAAACCAAATGAAGGTCGCCTTCGAGCCGGTAGCTATGGGCTTGTTCGACGCCATTACCAACGCGCTAATGTTCGTCACCCCGTACCTGTCGAAGTTCGCCGACCTGCTCGGCTCAATGATAAAGTTCATCACGGGGAACAAGGTCATTATGACCGGGTTTGCCGTCGTGCTCGGGACGGTTGCCGCCGCGCTGGCGGCGTCCGTTATCGCCGTCAAGGCCTATAACCTCTACCTCAAAATTTCCGAGACGGTCACTAAGGCTATCGTCGTCGTCAAAAAGGCTTGGGCCGCGGTGCAATGGCTGGTGAACGCGGCGCTAAACGCCAACCCCATAGGCCTAATCGTTATCGCCATCGTCGCCGCCATCGCTGCGATAGTGCTGATAATAAAGCATTTCGACAAGTTCAAGGCCGCGGCCAATTTCCTCTGGGACCAAATAAAGAAAGTGTTCAATTGGATAAAGGACAATTGGCCCCTACTGGTGGAAATCATGGCGGCGATTTTCCTGCCGGGCGGTCCGATCCTCGTCGCGATCTATCACTTCCGCGAGGAAATCTGGGAGGTCGTCCAGAAGATATGGGGATTTTTCAAGGAACTACCGGGCAATATCCTCGGCGCGCTCGGGAACCTCGGCGCAATGCTGCTCAAATGGGTTACCGACGCGTGGGACGCGGTGTCGGGCGGCTTAGAGACGGCCTGGACCTCGACGCGGAATTGGTTCGCCAGCCTGCCGACCACGATAATGAATTCGTTAGGCGACCTCGGCGCGAAACTGCTCGAATGGGTTACGAAGGCATGGAATTGGGTTTCGCAGAAAATCGAGAACGCGTTCACGGCCGTTGATAAATGGTTCAAGGGCATACCCGGCCGCATCCTGAATTCGCTAGGCGACCTCGGCTCGAAGCTGGCCGGTTGGATAGGTAACGCGTGGAACTACGTTTACGCGCGTGTCGGCAACCAGGCCGCGGGCGTCGTGAATTGGTTCAAAAAGCTACCTAGCACGATTACCAATGGGCTAGGTGACCTCGGCTCGAAACTGTGGCGATGGATGTCCGATGCGCTAGGCGATATGTGGCGCGGGATAACCGAAAAGGGCGGACAGATTATCGATTGGTTCAAGGAATTACCGAAAAAGATTATTAGTTCAATCGGGAACCTCGGCAACCAACTAATACCGGACCTCTCGGGGATCGAAGCGCTGCCCGGCAAGATTACGTCGGCAATGAACGATGTGGTCAATGAGATAAAGAAACTGCCGGGCAAGATGACCGCCGCGCTAGGCGACCTCAAAAACCAAATTACGAGCACCATAAGCGGAGCGCTGACGGCGGTTACAGACGTGCTCGGCGGGCTGGGATCGAGCATTGCGAACGAACTAAAGGACTTGCCCGGCAAGATTACCGGGTCCCTCGGCGGGCTAAAGGAAACCCTAACTAGCATGGGCTCGTCGATAATCGGCGGCATGTCGAACGGTATGCGCGACGCGACGGAATGGGTCGTTACCGTGGCGAAGGGAATCCCGGGCGCGATAAAGGGCGCGCTAGGCAACGTGGGAACCATGTTGCTAGAAACCGGTCGCAAGGTAATCGGCGGCATGTCGAACGGTATGCGCGATGCGATTAGTTGGGTTACTAACCTCGTCAAGACGATAAGCGGCGCGGTCGTCGGCGCGATTGGGAACGCTCGGGGCTGGCTATCCGAAAAGGGCAAGGACGTTATCCGCGGGTTCTGGGAAAACGGGATCGGCACAATGCGGGCTTGGCTACAGAGCAAGATAAAGATTGGCCCTTGGGTTTGGAATTCGATTGGCAACGCGCGGGCCTGGCTAGTCGAGGCAGGCAAGAACGTAATTCGCGGCCTTTGGGACGGCATTAGTGCAATGAGCGGCTGGATAATGAGCAAAATGCGCGGCCTGCTCGACGGTCTAAAGAAAATGCTTCCGTTCTCGCCTCCGAAGGATCCGACCTCGCCGCTCGCCGGTAGCGGGCAAATCAAATACGCGGGCATGTCAATTGGCCGGCAATTAGCCGAAGGTATGGCGTCAATGGCGGGCGACGTTAGCGCGTCGGCGCGATATCTGGCCGAGCAAGTACAGCAAGGGATATCCGGCGAGCTAGGCCAAATTGGCGCACGCGCTACCGTCGACCTGGGCGACGGGCTCGGCGGTCCGCAGGGCGCGTCGTACAACCTGAATATGTACGTTTCGCAGGCGGACACAACGGCAATGCAAAGCGGTTTTCGCCGCCTTGAATTACTAAGCGGGGCAGCATGAGCTATCGAATGCAAAACGAGCGGCCGACGCAGGATATCGAGCTAGGGTCGGCCGAGCTTGTTACCTACGTGAACGCAGAGGGCGAGTCGATCCAATTTGTTGTCGCCCGCGGTGCGACCGGTCGGTTTATGCCGCCTGTCGACATTTGGGAGGATACGGTCCCGCTGGTGGCGGGCTCGCGTTATCGCGGCTCGCGCCACGCGGCCCGCGACGTGATATTACCGGTCATAACCGGAGGCATTCGCTACGGTCGCGACGACCTGCGCCGTATGGCGCACGTCCTCGACCCGGCTAAAGGAATGGGCGGGCTACGTTCGAGCGCGGCGCAGCGCGAGCTTTCCTGCGTTTACCGGGCAGGCCTCGAATCGCTAAGCGAGGACTACCCACATTTCGGCCGTGCGAACCTGCTTTTCCGGGCGACCGACCCCTATTGGCACGACAACGTAATGCAGGTTCGCGATTTCGTGCCGAGCGAGATTCAAACCGAATGGTTCCCCATTTTCCCGCTGAGCATTGCGCCGACGAACGTTCGAGGGGAATTCTCCGTGAACAATAACGGAGACGCCGACGCCTGGCCCGAGGTCGACGTTTCCGGACCGGGCGACGATTTCCGGTTCACGAATATGACGACGGACCGGTTTACCGCCATAACGGGCAACATTCCGGCCGGACGCGTCCTAAAGATTACGACCGAGCCCGGTAACCGAGGCGTTGCCCTCGACAATGATAATTGGTTCAACCGGCTAGAGCGCGGCTCTAGCCTCTGGCAATTGGTGCCAGGTTTCAACATGCTACGCGTGACGTTCCGGACCGAGGCGTCGCGCGTGCAAATCCGCTGGCGGCTCAGGTACTTAGCGCCATGACGTTTACGCCGCTGGCCGATTGGGGCGTCGTCCCGCAGAACCCGCATTATGACACGTCGGGCGTTTGGGCCCTTTACGTCCGCGACGACTCGAACGGCGAAATCCTAGGCGAATTGCAGGATTACACGAAGGCGACATTTATTAGCCGGTTCAACGACGTAGGTACGTGGGAAATCGAATCGCACCTAAGCGAGATAGCGTTAGAGCTTATTCGTCGGCGCAAGGTCGGCATTGTGGCGCGGGTGGGCGAGAGCACGGTTTTATCGGGCCCAATGACCCGCGTTCAACGGACATGGGACCGCGACGGCGAACGCCTCGTTATTACCGGCTACAGCGACCTTTGGTGGGCGGCGTCGCGCATAGTGGCTACGCCGAACGTCGAGACAATCGATTTCGAGGGCAGTTTCGATTTCGTGTTGCGTAACGTTATGTGGCAGGGAATGCAGCGGTCGGGCCCGTATATCCTCGGCGTCGAGGGCGCGACGCCAGGACCGCAGCCCTTCCCTTGCGGCGTCTCGGTTAGGTGGGAACGTTGCCTAACCGTAATGCAAGCGGCCGCGCGCCAAAGCGTGCCGATTTACGGGTTCGATATTCGCGACCTCACGTTCGAATCGTGGCTACCGGGCGACCACGGGACCATTTTCTCGCTAGAGCTAGGCACAATGGGTTCTTACGAGCTTGTCGCCGAATCTCCCGACGCCAATTGGTTAGCCGTGCTCGGCAGGCGCGAAGGGGCCGAACGTCAATGGCGCTATGTAGCCGATGCCGAGAACGTAGCGGAATGGTGGGGCTACGAGGACGTTTTAGACGCCTCTAGCGCAGGTGAGGAACCGGAGCGCGGGACCGACGAGGACGGCAACGAATGGGAAAATCCTTGGCCGGATAATCAGGAAGAATTGCAATTGGCGGGCGAGGAAGGCCTAGCCGAAAAGATAAAGCCCGTCTCGTGCCGCGTGACGCCTATTGATATCCCGACGCAGCGGTTCGGCTTGCATTACGGGCTAGGCGACCTGGCGACCGTGTACTTTGCCGATGGGCTCGAATTTACCGAGACGATTAGCGAGGTCACGATTGGCCTCGACACGAATAAAGCCCTGTCGGTCGTGCCTACCGTGGGCGCGCCACAAATGAACCTCGAAACGTTTCGCCGCCTCGAATCCGCCGAGCGGCGCATTAGGCGATTGGAAATGGGCCGATGAGCGTTGTTATGGAATCGTTCTTTCCCATGCCCGAGGGCCCGGGCGCAGACGTATATCAGGACCGCTGGCGGCAAATGGCGATGCTTTGGGCCCCGGCTGGCGTCGTGCGCGGCATAGGTGAGGAACTAGGAGCGTTTTGGGACGGCGTTACCGATCAATTCATAATGTCGTCGGGCGCGGTGTGGATAAACGGCTTTTACGCCGAAATGGCCACGGCGAAATGGTACCCAATTCCCGGCTTGATCGGCTTAGTCGTGGCGAGGTTCGATCCGCCGCGTAATAACGTCGAGGTCGTATTCAAAGAGGGCGCAGGGCATGGCATCGTCGAGGACCCCGACGGCTGGTGGGAAGTACCTCTGTTCCGGTTCAATGGTGCCGGTTCGTGGGCCGACGAGCGGCCGTTTACGCCTGCCGTTATCCCGCCTCCGCCCGTAACGGAAATGCCCGCCTATACGCCGCGCGGGCATATTCTTACCGGTTCATGGCCCGACACGCTTACGGATATCGGGCCGGGCTCGCAAGAGATATTCCAGTGGAACATTTCCAGTCACCCGCGCTTCATACCTGGCCGGAATTACCGGTTCAATCTCGCCGTTGGTCGTCAAAGGGTGCAACGGATCGGCGATGCGGGCTTTTCGTGGGCGGGCAATATGTGGTGGCGTGTCAACGACGACGCGGGCGAGCGCTGGCGCGCCTTTATGCACAACGGCGGCTTACCGGGAATGTCGTTCCAACCGGCGAATTCGTCCTCGGTCGTCATCGCGCCGACGCATAATAACGCTTCGTTCTCTATTGTTCACGACTCGACCGCGCTAACTCGGTTTTCGCCGGCCGCGCTGTTGCTTTGGGTTTACGATGTGGGAGGCGTCTAAATGAGCGTAATGGTTGCCGACATATACGTCCCTTTCGACCGGGGCCCGGGCGCGCAGGCGAATATTGAGCGCTGGCGCAAAATGGCGCAGCTATTCGCCAGGACTGGCGTTGTGCGCCCGAAGTTCATGCAATGGCCTCCCGGTTCGGGCGAGCAGCACCCGCTTAGCGCGTGGCAGTTTGTCGGCGGCGAAATATGGATAGCCCCGGGCGCGTGTTGGGTGAACGGCTTTTACGGTCGCAACCGCAACCATATCCAGATACCGGCGAGCGAGGCAGGGCTAGTCGTCGCCCGCCTCGACCCGGTCGCGCAGGAAATCCGCCTCGTTCATCGGCCGGGCGTCGGCGTCGGCGGGGAAATCAAGGACCCTAACGGTTGGTGGGAACTACCGCTCGCCTATTTCAACGGCGCGGGCTTTCAGGACTTGCGCGAGTTTACGCCGCTCGAAATCCTGCCGCCTCCGATAACCGAAATCCCGCCTTGGGTACCGCGTGGGTTTATGCTCGCCTTGGTGGGACCGGAGACAGAGGTACGACCGCCTTTCAATGAGCCGACGAATATTCTAGTGGCGTACCCGTCTAGTTATGGATGGTTTGTGGCCGGGCGCAGTTATCGGTTCCAGTTCCTAATAAGTAATACGGTGGCGGGTGGCATTGTTGGCTTGCGAACGTGGGCGGCCGACGAAACCGGCTTGCGCCACACACAACAGGCATGGCAAGGGCAGGTTATGGCCATCGGCAGTATCGACAAAGCGACCTCGTTTGTTGTCCGCAATTGCCGACCGGGCTTTGTGGCCGTTATCGAGGGAACGTCGTCGAATGCTAACAATTTCTTTGCTCCGTGGAGTTGCCGGATCGAAATAGAGGACGTGGGGGCAGGATGACCGTATTTGACACTTATTTTCCGCTCGATACTGGGCCGGGCGCGAATAGCGGGCAGGCACGCTGGCGCAAAATGGCGCGCATATGGTGCGATGGCGGCGTTGCGCGCGGCGTCGGCGGGACGGACGGCGTTACCTCCGGAAAGGAATTCGGTTGGCGCGGTTGGTGGAACAGTCAACCGGGCCATTGCCTAATCGACGCGGGCGGCGCGTGGGTGAACGGCTTTTACGGCGAGCTAGGCGTAACGCCTTACCGGTGGATTGGCTTAGACACGCCTGGCGATCACGGCATAATAAAGGCGCGGCTTGACCCGGTAAATTCGCAGGTGCAAATAATGTTCGAGGCATGGTACGGGCTACACGAGGACCCCGACGGTTATTTCGAAATTCCGCTTTGGGAACTGCAAGGGTTCGGGAACGTTATCGACCGGCGGCGCATCGTCCCTATCGAGCAGGAATTTGGCCTAGCGGAAATCCCGCCTTGGGTGCCGCGCGGCCCGCGCTCCGAGTCTGTCGGGCCCGCCGCGGGCGTCGATTTACAGGACGGGCAAGGCGTGTTGGCCATTTACCTAAGTTGGGCCCCGGGGTTCGTGGCGGGCCGCGATTACCGCATAACCGGCTATGGCTTTCCGACTGCGGTTGGCGGGGTCGGGCAATACGGTTTCGATTTGGTGGTTTTCCGCGGTAGCGATTCCGTCGAGCTAGCGCGCCGCTCGGTTACTTTCGATATGCACGGCGTAGCAGGCGCGGGCGCGCCCGGTTGGGCGGATTGGGTAGTAACGGCCGCTCCCGATTGCCTAGTCCAGATAATCACGCAGACGGCAAACCCGGGCGTTACGTTACGCTGGCCCGTCAATTCGTGCGTTATCGAGGTCGAAGATTACGGACAACCCTAGAAAGGAAAGCCTATGTCGTATAGAGCGATAGACCAATTGACAATGGATATTTGGTTTCAAGCTCGCATCCGCGCCTGTTGCACACAAGAGGCGCAACAATTCCGCCACGACGCCCGGCCTAATTTCGTGGCGCTAGCCGACGACCTCTTACGCGGTGGCGGCGCAACGACGCTAACGTTCGTCCGCCTCGGCGCGGCAAGCCCGGGCGTTGCCGAATCCGCAACGGGCGACGACGGCAATATCGATTCGTCGAAGGTAACCGACGAGGAAATATTGGCGTTCGTGCAACCGGCTTGGGAATTGGTATCGCTTTTGTTCTGGGACGAGGACGGGCAACCGTTACCGCCCGGGCTCGCTGGCGCGCCCGGGGCTGGCGCGGGCGCGGGCCCTACATAACATGACCGAAATTGACGTTCGCCCGGTACAAGTTACTTGGCGCATATATCAGGGCGACCCGCAGGATTTGCGCGTGCATTTGGTATTACCTGACGGCTCGCCTGCCGAGGTCGGGGGGTGGGCCTGGTCGGCGTGGATTGGGACCACCCCTCGAACTGCTTTCGAATGTTATCCGGAGGACGACGGCGTAACGCTTTATCTTCGAGGCGAGGACACATACGGGCTAATTGGTCGGCAATGGCCGTTCGACGTTACCTGCCGGGACCCGGCCGCGGGTGAAGGTCGCACCGTAGTTCGAGGGACCATTATGGCGACGCCTCGCGTAACCGAGGCGCAGCGGGCAAGCGTGGAGGCGACCGAATGAGCGGCGAACTATTCGTCGACGGAACAGGGCAGGAAATAAGCGTTCCGCTACCGGGCGGCGCAGAGGTCGATATTCGGGTCGCCAGCGGCGTAATGGGCCCGCCCGGCCGCGACGGCGCGCCCGGTCCGCGAGGTCTGCCGGGAAGCTCGACGCAAATAAGCGGCGTGTTCGGCGCGGTGCGCGGGCCCGAGGAATTGCCGAATACCGGGATAATCCCGGTCGATTGGGA